AAGTTCGTAGAACACGAAAAACCTTTCTATCAACTTCAGAAAGGATATGTCTATGAACTTAGATGTGAGTTGTTTGAATATGAAGACGAAGTTATTGATACTGGTATTGACGAACTTGATACCGTTGTTCAAACGGAAGGATATATCACTCGTCTGGTGATGTCTGGGGTAGGAAGCACCGCAACAGCTAGTACGGGTGTTGTGTACAACGCTGTTCAAAAATTATATCTGCAAAGTGATGGGTATGGATACTCTTCTGCACCAACTGTTTCAATTAGCACGTCTCCTGGAGTAAATGCTACAGCAGTTGCAATTATGACTGAAAGATCTGGCATTGCAACAGGTTTTTCGATTAATAGAATTCTGTTAATTAATCCTGGTAGTGGTTATCTTGGTATTCCTACCGTCTCCATACCTGGATCTGGTATTGCAACCGCAGGTATTACAAGTTTGGGTGCAATTGGTATTGTAACAATTACTAGTGGTGGTTCTGGATATACAACAACTCCTACTGTTACCTTCTCTTCTCCACCATCAGGTACTACTGCAACAGGTGAAGCTATTCTTGGAGCTGGTGGTACAATTAGTGCAATTTATATCAGTAATGCTGGTTCTGGATATACTGTTGCTCCTACAATTACAGTTGGTGCTGCAACTACGATTGGAATCGGAACATATACATTCAATGAAAAGTTACTCTTTGCTTCTGGTGTAGGTGCAGCATCCACTCAAACTGCAAGAGTTAAAGCTTGGGATGCTGCAAGTAGAACTCTGGATGTGTCTAGTATCAGTTCTCTTGCATTTAAAGTTGGAGATAAAGTTACAGGTTTAGACTCTGGTGCAATTTACATTATCAAGTCTATTGATACCGATAAACCAACTGGATTTGCCACTGCATTGAATTTAACCACCAGACAATATCAAGAAAATAAAGAGATTGAAACTGAAGCCGATGCATTACTTGACTTTACTGAAAGGAACCCATTTGGTACTTTCTAAATAGTTAGAAAGCTTTGATATGTTAGGAACTTATTTTTATCACGAGATTCTTCGTAAAACGGTTATTGCTTTTGGCACACTGTTTAATAACGTACAAATTCGTCACAAGGATGCGAACGGAGTAGACTTTAGTGTGATGAAGGTTCCTTTGGCATACGGTCCAATTCAAAAGTTTCTGGCGAGAATTGAACAACAACCAACGTTAAACACTAAAATTGCATTGACTTTACCTCGGTTGTCATTTGAGATGACTGGATTACAATATGATCCATCTAGAAAAACCAGTATTGTTCAAACTTTTATTGCCGTAGATAACAATGATAAGGTAAAAAAAGTTTATATGCCAGTTCCATATAATGTATCATTTGAACTTAATATTATGACTAAGTTAAATGATGACTCTCTTCAGATTATAGAACAGATACTACCATTCTTTCAACCATCTTTTAACGTAACGGTAAATCTAATTAGTTCAATTGGAGAAAAGAAAGATATTCCAATCGTATTAGAAAGTATTCAACAAAACGATAAGTATGAAGGTAGTTTTCTTGACGAAAGAAGACTGATTGTACATACACTTAGATTTACTGCAAAAACTTATCTGTTTGGTCCTGTTGCAGATAGTACTGACGGTCTCATCAAGAAAGTTGATGTTGATTACTACGACAGCACAAATATTCAAACTGCAAGAAGAGTTCAAAGATATACTGCAACTCCTCAAGCTGTCAAAGATTACAATAACGATAACACAACCACAGTTGACGGAGACATTTCTACTTCAGTCACCAAGATTAAACTGAACAGTACTGCATCAATATCAGCTGATGACAGGATCATCATTAACGATGAAATTATGTACGTCAGATCAATTGAGGGTAACTTTGCCACAGTTTATAGAGGTTATGATGATACTATTGTTGCAACACACACTCACGGTACAAGTGTTGATAAACTAACTCCTGCAGATGATGCACTGATTGAACCAGGCGACGACTTTGGTTTTAATGAAACTGTTTCTTTCTTCACTGATGGTAAACGATACAGTGAAGTTCAAGGATTTGATGTCTGATGTAACTTATGAAAAACTTCGATTCGATTGAAAACGCTTTAGACATTGAAACTTCCATAGTTTCAACTGAACCTGAGGAAGTTGATGTTGTTAAAAATCAACCAGATGACAATCAGATTAAAAAAGATTATGAGTACTCAAGAGGAAACTTATATTCTTTAATCGAAAAAGGGCAAGAAGCCGTGAATGGTATTCTTGAACTTGCACAAGAGTCTGATTCTCCAAGAGCATATGAAGTTGCTGGTCAACTGATTAAAAACGTTGCAGATACAACAGACAAACTGATTGATTTGCAGAAGAAGATGAAAGAATTGGATGAAGAACCAAATAAAGGGCCAACGAATGTTACTAATGCACTGTTTGTAGGATCTACCGCAGAATTGTCAAAACTTCTTAAATCAACTAAGAAGGAAGAAACTAAATAGTTAGAAAAAGACAATGGCAGCCATTCCGTCTATTAATATCACGATTCCTCAGGGAGCAGATTTTACGGAGACATTTAACTCCACAGAATCTGATGGAAGTGCTTCTAATTTGTCTGGATATAGTGGTGAAGCAAAAATTAAAAAACATCCGTCATCAACAACTTCAACTTCATTTACTGTAAATATTACGGGATTAACAGGAGAAGTTGCGATTGCAATGACCTCTGGTGTCACAAATAGTCTTAGCCCTGGTAGATATTTGTATGATGTGAGACTGACATCTTCTACTGGTGCTAAGTCTAGATTAGTACAAGGAATGGCTTTAGTAACCGCAGGCATTAGCACGTAAAAAAATGGCTGTAGTCAGAAAAGCACAATCAGCTGCAACTGTTACTAGAAAAACATCTACAACAAAATTATCAGTTACTTCAACTCGTAGCCCATCTCAAATAGAAGAGATGGGTGATACTAATTTTGGAATATTAGATCAGTCAAAGGATGGATATGTTGTTTCTTATGATAGTGCAACAGATAAGTTTATTCTAATTACTGCAGATCAGTTATTAACAACTGCAGCTGAAGATAGTGACGTTAGTGATGAATTCATTAATGTTTTGGAAACAGAAATTAATCTCGGAGATGTACAGTTAGAAACGTTAGATGGAGGCACATTCTGATGCCAACACGTCTTAGAGATTTAACAAATTTAACAACAGGCCCATTAAACGCATCAAAAAACAAAAACATCATTCGATATAATGCAACTACGGGAAGATTTGAAACCATAACAATAGATACTTTGTTGGGGTTTTCTACAAATACACCAGATTCTTTTGTCGATATTGTAGAAGAAAGATTAGATGCCGGTAATTTGCAATTGGAAGGTGTTGATGGAGGCACATTTTAACTTTTTGTTAGTAATAAATAATATAAAAATAGTGGCAAATTAGATGGCAGCTCCTGTAATTCAGTTTAAGAGAGGTCTTCTTGCTAATCTTCCTGGACTTCAGGCAGGTGAACCTGGTTTTACGACAGATAGTTATGATCTGTATGTTGGTCTTACCTCTGAAACAGCAACTAATAAAATCATCGGTTCACACCGTTTCTGGACTAATAACACAACAACGACAGGTAGTGGTGTAAACCTGGTAGAAGGAACCAACAACGGTTCTCATTTTATTACAATTAAAGCACCAAACTCATTAGCTGGTATTGTAACTTATACAATGCCTGGCACTGATGGAACAAATGGTCAGGCTCTGGTTACTAACGGATCTGGTACTTTAAGTTTCGCTACGGTAACAACAAGTGCTGGAACCTTAACGGGAGCAGGTGTTGGTATTACGGATTTTCTTGTTACTCCATCATCCGCCAACTTAGCTGCAGCGGTTACTGATGAGACTGGTACTGGTGCTCTGGTATTTGCCAATACACCTACACTCGTAACTCCTGTATTAGGAACTCCTACTTCTGGTACTCTTACTAACTGTACTGGATTACCTGTATCTACTGGTATTTCTGGTCTTGGTGCTAACGTTGCAACATTCCTTGCAACCCCATCATCAGCAAACTTAGCTTCTGCATTAACTGATGAAACTGGTTCTAGTACTGTAGTCTTTTCTGCTTCTCCAACATTCACTGGAACTGCTGCATTTGCTTCTGCAACTGCAACCAGTGTCGTGGTTGGATCTGCTGTAACAATCACTGCAAGTGGAGTTCACGCATCCACAGGTATTGTCACTGCATTTTCGTTCCGTCCAACAAGCGGATACTATCAGTCTGCAAACGGAACCAATGCATTCTACGTTTATGATACATCTGGAAACGTATCATTCCAAGGAACGATTGGTGCAAGTGCAATCAATGGTGGAGCTGGTAATAGAGTTGTTAACCTTTCTGGTGCTGATGCATCATTTGTTGGTAATGTTAGAATTGCTGGAATCACAACTGTTGGATCTGGTATAGGAATTACTCAATTTTCATCAGCAGTTGGTTCTGGAACATCAATATCATCTGTTCCAACTTCTTCTGCGGTTATTGATTACGTTGCTGCACAAATTGCAGCGACTGATACTGATGATGATCTTGGAATTGCAGGAGATACTGGAACTGGTACAATCAACCTCGATTCACAATCATTAACTGTTGCTGGTACTGCAAACGAAATTGAAACTTCAGCATCAGGTCAAACCATCACAGTTGGTCTTCCTTCTGCAGTTCAAATTACAACATCTCTTGATGTACCAACTGTTGAAGCGACTAACCTGAAAGCCAAAGACGGTACAACTGCCATTACAATTACTGATGGCACTGGTGCTGTCGCAATGGCAAATAACCTGACAGTTTCTGGAAACCTGTATGTTAATGGATCAACCACTCAAGTAAATACAACCACCACCACAATTGAGGACCAACTTCTTGATCTTGGAATGGTTGATGGTTCTGCACCATCTTCAGACCTCAACAAGGACA